AATCCGTTCTCATTCTTTTCTGATATTGAAGATAGACACACCTTTAATATCGGTTCTAAGAATGCTATGGAAGCATTCGCGAAAGATAAGCACTCTATTATTGGTCAATGGGGTGGTGACCTTGTGCGACATGGTTATCAGGTGCGACTTTTAAAAAATGGCGGTTCAGAAAATGAATCGCTTTTCATGTACAAGAAAAACCTATCTAGCTATCAGCATAAGACCTCTACCAAGTCTTTAAAGACTCGGATTACTTTCATCGCGACGGTTAATGGTGAGGGAGAGAAGGCGCCTGATCGTACATTCACGGTTACCATTGATAGTCCACTCATTAACAAGTACAGTCAAATCTACGAAGATGTGATTGAAGTTAATGACCAGGACGTGAAGGATGAAGCGAGTCTACGCAAGTATGGTGAGCAGTATTATAGGACCTCGCTTTGTGACATGATGGAAGATAGCCTTGAGATTGAGGTTGTCGGCCGGAGTGACGTGCCTGTTCAGATGTTCGATGTTGTGAGTATCTTCCACGAGCAATACAATCTTGACGTGCGTAAGAAGATTACTAAATACACTTATTCACCGATGGCCAAGAAGCTGAAATCTATCGGCTTTGGTCAGTTCCAGTCCGGCCTTGCGAATGCAATTGGTAACGCAGTGAGTGATGCTGTCAAGGGGGAGGCCCAACAACTTCAAAGTGATTTTGAAAGGCAGTTAGCAAGAGAACTCAAGAATGCTGACCTAGATTTTGACAGAAAAAAAGAAGAGTTGGTCAACCAGTTTCAAGATGGAATGGGTGCTGCTTATTCGAAAGCCGAGGAAGTCAGGATGGAAATCTTAGACACAATCGACCAGCGCTTTAGCAATTTTGATAACGGTCCTCTACAAGAGGTCAATCGTAGAGCTGAAGAAGCTTTACAAAACGCTGGCGCAAGTGGCTTACTCGCTCAGGAAGCGAAGCGGATTGGCTTGGATTCGATTACCAAACTTGATGAGTTTAAGAGACAGGCTACGAGTGCTCAATCAGCTTTGTCGTGGAATTTGGATACTCTGAAACGAACAGTCACAAGTGAGGCCAATCAAGCTTCAGAACATCGCAGAACGACCACAGAGGCTCTTAGTCGTATGACTGGACAGATGAACGGATTTGCGACGAAATCAGAAGTCGCTCAGGGTATCGATGGATTGACTCAGACTTTCGCCAAAATGAAGGTCGGGGGGCGAAATCTTATCCGCAATTACGATTGGGACAAATGGCTTCCTCTATCTAGTTTTTCGGTCGGGTGGAAATTCGAACGAGTAGAAGATCAGCTTGCTAAGAGTGGCTACATGTTGAAAGCCACTTGTACAAAGGGTGGCAAGGGAGGATTTTACAAGACCTTTTTCGATTTGAGTCCTGCTGAATTTCAGGGCAAGGACATGACCTGGTCTTGGGATATGAAATCTAGTCGTCCAATCACATTCTACGATATGGGATTTGAAGCAGGTGGATTAAAGAAAAATGTGCCTGTCTCAACAGAATGGACGAGAATTACCAACACATTCAAAGTTGCATTCAATAGATTCTATTCATGCGTATTCTATGCGAACGGATGGGAAATCGGGGATGTGGTCTATATTCGTGATCCACAGTTAGAGGAAGGAACAGTTGCCACCACACCACGGCCAGCGCCAGAAGATGGTAAGGATGAAATTCTAGCTGCTAGAACTGAATTCAAACAAACAGCTGACAGCCTATCTACTAAGATGGCAACGGTTGAAAATTACGTCAATCAAGACGGCCAGAGACAGGAAATCTTGAGAAGATACACTCGTGAAGAGAGCGCTCGTCAAGCTAATGCAGTTCGTGAGCTGGTCAATCGTGATTTCGTTGGTAAGGCTACTTATCAAGAGGACGTGAAAGGTCTTGAGCGTCGTTTCAGTGCGATAAGCACGCAGACGAACAATGATATAGCTACGAAAATCGCTCAATACAAGCAGACGGTTGATGGCCAATTTGCAAATATTACATCGCAGATTGCTGGCAAGGCCAATCAGACAGAATTCCAGCGAGTACAAGAGACTAGCAAACTGTATGAACGGATACTCGGTAGCAATGAGAATGACATATCTAACAAGGTCGCTCGAATGGCTTTGACTAACCAAATCTTCCAGGTAGAAGTTGGGAAGTACGGTGGAGGAGGTCCTAACCTTGTTAAGAATAGTGATTTCAAAGATGGTACGAACGAATGGACGTCTAAACAAAATCTGGGAAGATTGGTAAAACATGGCTTTTATCACAATAGTCAGAAAGTTCTTATGCGTTTAAGTAACTCTACTCAAAGCGATATTTTTTTGAATAGCCCTCGTTTTGAACTCGAACGAAATACTGACTATGTGCTGAATTTTCGAGGATTTAACAACGGTGCTCTCGTAAGTTACGACGTTTTCATTTTAGGAAGAAAAGCAGGAGAGACCAGTGATTTTTCCATAGCAAAGAAAGTTGTTGATGCTCAAAAGTTATCTACTTCTAGATGCGAAGACGTCTCAATTACATTTAATTCAGGCGAAATGGATAATGCCTATATTCGTTTTGATAACAACGGTTCGTCATCAGGAACTGCTGATTTGTACATCACAGAAGTAGATTTGTACAAAGGTTATAAGCCTCGTCCATGGCAACCAGCTCCAGAAGATGTTGTCACGGATGCGAATGAGAAACTAGAAACCATTCGCACACAGATGACTTTGCTTCAAGGTTCATGGGCTGTCCAAAATCTAACCAGTGCAGGTTCAATCGTTTCGCAAATCAATGCGACCAACAATCAAATCTTAATTGAAGCTGAAAAGATTCGATTGAAAGGTAAGACCTTGCTTGATGAATTGACAGCTATTCAAGGATATTTCAAACACTTGTTCGTTGGTGAAGGTACGTTCGCGACTCTGAATGCGGATGTTATACGAACGAATTCTATCACGGCAGATAAGCTGGTAATTAACGAGGCTCTCGCTAATAGATTGGTCTCAAACGAGATTATCACTAGTAAATTAGTAGCAAGCAGAGCTTTCGTCAACGCCTTAAAAACTGTCACGATAGATGCTTCTCAAATTGTGACAGGTACTCTTACTGGAGACAGGATCTATGGAGGAACTATCCGAGGTGCTGAAATTAACGGTACTAGGATAACAGGTGATAGTCGAATTACGATTGGTGACAATGGCTTCCTAAGGCCAACTCAATACGGTGGTCTACAAATCAACATTCCTGAAACTTACAACGCCAATAAAGGTGTTGGTGTTCAGTTATTTGGGCGAAAACTTGGAGAAGTCCCTAAAGGAATGTTCATCTATAATTCGCCCAGTTGGGCAGGTGGCGATGGAATAGGAGAATCAGTATCAGATACACTCTTAACAGTCAAAGGATTAACTTCTCTTTGCAACTTATTCAACGGTAAACCCATGAGTGGTTTGCCAATCAATTCCAATTTCAGATTTGGAGAACCCGTCCCAGGAGTTTTTCGTGTGTCCTTCATCGCATGGGACCCACGTTATGGACAGTTGATGGTAAATGATGGGACGAATACTAAGGGTACGTGGTGGTTCAAGCCAGATCCATCGAGTTCGGATAAGCGACTGAAGGTGAACATTCAAGACACTGATTTTGAAGCAACTGATTTTGTGAAGAAGTTAGAGTTTAAGCAGTTCGATTGGAAGCCGGATAAATTTGGTTATAAGAAGCCTTATACAAACGTGGGATTAATCGCACAAGATGTCGAGAAATTAGACAGTAGCTTAGTATATTCTCAAGGCGAGAATTTAGCACTAGACGATTTTCGACTTGGAAATATCGCCCTTAAAGCGATTCAGGAACTGTCTCAGAGGATTGAGACACTAGAAAGGAAATTAGCATGAACGCATTAGAAATTATCGCACAAGACGTAGCACGACTCACGGTTGAGAGATCAACATTCCAGGCATTGTATCTGGAAGAAGTACAACAGCGTGAAGCATTAGAAAAACAACTTGAAGAGTTGAAGAACCAACTCGAACCTAAGAAGCAAGAAGGAATCGTGGAGGAATAAAAAATGGCAACAGACTATACATTAAGAAGTAAATATTTGAAATTTGACACAACAGAAGTCGTGATTCATCGTGAATCACCTTATACAATTTTTTCTCGTGAATTGCCGGGCAATCAGATGGCTAAGTCAGACGAAGAATTGATTGAAGCAGTTAAAAGTATCATTCGCGCTGAGCTTGATCCAGGCGCAGCAATCGTCAAAGCACAGGCGCAGCTTGAACAAGCTGAGCAACAGATTGCTCAAAACAAGAGCGAACAGGATAGACTCTCTGCGCTTGCAAATAAAATTGATAAAGTAGTGCGTGTCATGGCACAGGATTCAATTATGGGTGAGAAAATCGCCTACGGAACAACCTACAAGGAGCTTGTCGAACTCTTCCCATTTGCTGAAGAAGGCAAGGCTTACCAACCAGGTGATATGTTTGTGATTGAAGATCCTGACCACGCCGAATTGAATGGCGAGGGCAAGCGTGTCTTGATTCAGACAAATCAGGCTTTCACTTACAAAGGCGAATCTATCAAGCAACTTGAAAGTGGACCATCACAAAATGGCCTTCTTGCAATTTGGAAGTGGGATGGGCAGAAGAATGGAAGTGATCTTGATACCACTCGAGTTCCTGCACAGTAGATTGGAAGTGGTCTGATTGGAATTACTATCATTTCTAGATAAACTAAGCCCAATTCTAATCGTGATCATTCCTAGCTATTTTTCGTTCAAGAGCACGCAGAACACAAAAGAGACTGACAAGCAGATCAGTCTCTTATCTGACAAAATTAGCGCTATTGAAAAAACAGTCTCAAATGTTGAGAACATTGGCAAAGATAATAGCAAAGGCTTGACCATTATTGGAAAAGGTCTTCAAAGATTACAGCGTTTTCGATTGCAGGAAAACCTAAAAAAAGCCATTAGACGAGGCAATACCAATCAGCATGAGATTGAGGAATTGTCTCGTCTTTATGAAAGTTACGTGGAACTTGGTGGCAACGGAGCCATCAAGGTACTGTATGAAAAATTTCTAGCATTAGAAATTTTGGAGGAAAATATAAATGCAACAGATTAATGATTGAGCAAGGAGGTACGAAAATGGCCAATGTTCACAATTCAACAAATCTTGAGCAAGTGGATGGTGGCTTTTTGGTTAAGCAGGGCGATGTGGCTTCCACATTTGCCTTTTCATTGTTGGATGAGAATCACATGTCTATTCCCCAACTTGAAGGTCAAGAGGCATCTGTCACGCTAACAAAGGACCAAGAGCAGATCAAGAAGAGAGCCATTGTAACGAACGGAACAGTGGCTTTTAATTTGGATAAGATTCTGCCTGTCGGACTCTACCGAATTGAAATTTCAGCTGGTGGATTCACATTTCCAAGCGATGACTCGACTCAAATTCGAGTGACAAAATCGGATAAGAATTTGGTAACGGAGGAGGTCCACGCTCTCAAAGAGTTGGATATTTCGGAAGAAGTCAAAAAACAACTTGCAGGTAGGACCACAGGCAACAGTGAAGTAGGTCTGGAATTCCCTGACCTACTCTTTTATTACAATTTAGGAAAGGTATAGAGAATGGACACAACTAAATTAACGGCATTCGCTCAAGCAGTTGGTGTTGATATTAAGGAATTGAAGCAATTGCTAAATGGTAAGGTTGATAATGCCACAGTCAATCAACTAATCGAGCAAGCTAAGACCGCGGTCAAGAATGATATTTTGGGCGAAGGTGTATCTGAGCAGTTTGATACCCTTAAAGAAATTGCAGATCATATCGCTAATCTAAGTGGCGACACTGGTGGAGCAGTGGTTCAGAAGATTGCTGATTTGGGCAATCGCATTGATGCTATTGCAAATCTTGACCTTGTAGCAACGTATAACCAAGCGAAAGCGTGATTGCTATGAGCAATTTTGAAGAATTCGCAAGAGCAGTCGGCAATGATGTCAAAAGTATCAAGGAGCAACAATTAACGAAAAGTGAACTCAATTCAAAGGATTTTATCACTGGAAATTCAGAGTACGATTTTCTGAAGCGCAGTGTTCAAGAGTTGGAAAAACAGAATAAATTGCTGCAAGAACAATTGGCTCTCGTTAAGCCAGCTCCTAGAAGGGCGCCTACCGGCTATTGTATTCAATCGTTAAATGGAAAGAAAACAATTTGGTTTGATAACAATGCTGGTCTTGATCTATCTGGAGATACTCAGTTGGGTTGGGGACGTTCTCAAAACCTTAATAACAATATAGATGGTTCAGCTGATTTTCCTCAAGCTATAATCAAGACATCGATGGGAGTCGCGACAATTGATTCCTGGAAAAAAAGTGGAGCAACTTATTGGGGAAAAGAGCTATCAGTTCTAAATCCTATCAAAAACCAAGACGACTATGATTGGGCTAACGCTCGTTTTGGGGAAAAAGGAAATAAAGCTCAATGGGCTTGGGAACGTGAAGCGAATGTCATACGTATTATGTACGAATTGGGTATTTGGGACGCTCAAATAGTTGAAAGCTTAGGCGCAGTAAGGCGCTAGGAAGGAAGAATAACATGCAACAGATTAACGAAATTTTACTAAATGGAGCAATTAGCATCCTAGTCATTTTGATTGGGATTGTGGTTAAGGCAATCAAGGACTACCTGATTCGAAAAGGTGGCGAACAGACTGTCAAAATTGTTGAAGTCTTAGCCAAAAACGCAGTCAATGCGGTGGAGCAAGTCGCTTCAGAAACTGGCTACAAGGGTGAGGAGAAGCTGGAACAGGCTCGCGCTAAAATCCGTGCTGAACTATCAAAATACAATATTAGCATGACAGATAAGGACTTGGACACATTCGTTGAATCTGCTGTGAAGCAGATGAATGATGCGTGGAAAGGGGAATAGTTATGGATATTGATACAAGTAGACTAAGAACTGACTTGCCACAAGTGGGAGTTCAACCGTACAGACAAATTCATGCACATTCAACAGGTAATCCAAATTCGACTGCCCAAAATGAAGCAGATTACCATATGCGCAGACCAGCTGAATCTGGCTTCTTCTCGCACGTTGTTGGTAATGGTCGTGTGATGCAAACCTGGTACACTGACAGAGGAGCCTATGACGTAGGAGGTGGCTGGAACGTTGAAGGATACGGCCAAGTTGAGCTTATTGAGAGCCATGAAACTCAAGAAGAATTTGATCGTGATTACAGGCTTTACGTCCAATTGTTGCGTGACCTCGCAGATGAAGCAGGTATTCCTAAAACGCTGGATTCTGACAGTCTAGCAGGAATCAAGACACATCAATATTGTACATACAATCAACCTCGAAACTACTCTGACCATGTGGATCCATATCCTTACTTAGCCAAGTGGGGCATTAGTCGTGAGCAATTCAAGAAGGATATCGAAGGTGGTATCTCTACTGAAGCAGGTTGGCGCCAGGATGCTTATGGCTGGTGGTGGGAAGAGTCAGACGGCTCTTATCCAACAAACGATTGGAAGCAAATCAACGGCGAGTGGTTCAGATTTGACGATAAGGGATACTGTCTAATCAATAAATGGTTCTTCGATGGAAAATACTGGTTCTACCTTGATAAGCGCGGTGCAACTGTAACTGGTTGGGTATTTATCAACCATCGCTGGTATTACTTCGATAATGACGGTGGCATGGTCAAAGGCTGGGTTAAGTATCGAGAAACCTGGTATTATCTTGACGATAAAGATGGATATATGCTATCTAAGCAGTTTGTCAAATCGGGTGATGGTTGGTATTATTTGAAGGCAAACGGTGAACTTCACACAGAACCAGCCTTCACAATTGAGCCAGACGGCTTGATTACAGTTTCAGAATAAGAATAAAATATAAACAGAAAGACTAAAAAATTATTACACTAACCGCAGGCAGTAGCTTGCGGTTTTTTTGTTTGCTCTGAAATACGCTCGATATTCGCTTGAAAGTCTTGAAAAACCTTTATAGATAGAGGGTTAGGAGTGTTCTTTTTCGCTTGAACGCTTTGTACTGAAAGTACTTTCTAAAATAAAAAAACTTCAAATTTCTTTGTGTTATTTGTTGACAAACTATCTTGTATGATATATAATAGACTTGTAAGATAAAAGAAGGAGAAATCAAAATGAAATCACAAGTTATGACATTAGCATGGAAAATCTTCAAAAACGAAAAGAACGATGTAACATTCTCAGAAGCTTTGAAATTGGCTTGGAAAGTAGTTAAACGTCAAAATATGGCTGATGATTTCTATTTCTTCCATTCTTCAAATGTTAAATTCCAAGGTGTTAAGAAATGGTTCGCCGAAAAGGAATTTTACGGACGCAACAAAAAGGATTTAGCCTTCATGTCTGTTACTGCGATTAGTGTTAATGAATTGCTTGAAGAAACTGAAAAAGCAGTCAAACTTGAAATCGCAACACCTTACGGAATTTCTACTAAATGGTATCCAAAGAGCGTACTTGCTTAATTTAAAATCAAAGGAGAAACTAAAATGAAAATCAACAACGACATCAAAGACTTAATTTTGGAATATGTAGGACGATATTATCGTTTTGAAAATGACTTCTACAAGTTACCAGGTATCAAATTCACTGACGCCAACTGGCAGAGATTTAAGAGTGGCGAGACATCTATTGAGAAGATGGGCGCTGCAAGAGTTAACGCTATGCTTGATCGCTTATTTGACGATTTTGAACTTGCAATGATTGGTAAGGCTCAGCTTAAGTATTATCTCAATAATTCACTTAAAATGAATATGCCATTTTACGCTTACTATGACCAATTTAAGAAGCAACAATTATTGAAATGGATTCAGAACAGTCGTGAAGATATTATCGGTGGTGCTGGTGAAATGATGACTGCAGGTGGAAACTGGATTTCTAGTGCTTATTTGAAAGTAGCCTTGGAGAGTAGCGATTTAGGAAATGGTTCATACATGCTTCAAATGCGATTCAAGAACTATTCTCGTGATCCAAGACCAATTCCAGCTGGTCGCCAAAATCGCCTTGAATGGATTGAGAAGAATTTGGAGAACATTCGATGAGAGAGAATATAATCGGGCAGAGATTCAATCGTCTCGTTGTTATTGAAGATGACGGGACGAGGTCTTCTAAAGGAGAAATCAAATGGCTCTGTCAATGCGATTGTGGCAATCTATATCACGCCCTCGGATATAGTTTAAGAAATGGTCGAACCAAATCTTGTGGGTGTCTTAATGATGATAAGAGGCGAGAGAGGTTCAAGGACTTATCAGGAACCGAAACGGATAACTTCAAGATTATTGATAGAGCGTACTCTAAGAATCAGCGAGTGTGGTGGAACTGCATCTGCAAGCATTGTGGTCAGAGCGTGATTCTGAATAATAATCTTATCGGTCATCAGACCTCTTGTGGGTGCAGACGTGGAGCATCTAAGGACTATATGGACTCTATCCGAGATCCCGAGAGTCGAAAATCTACGAAACCAACTGCTAGAAATAACACGGGTGTTCGAGGTGTTTATTTTAATAAACGGAAGAAGAACTACCAGGCTTTTGTAAATGTTGACAAAAAACCGAAGTATTTGGGTAGCAGCACTTCTCTTGAAGAAGCCGCCAAAATGCGCAGGGAAGCAGAGTTGAAATATGGTTACAAATGACCGCTGGCTTTTGCTGGCGTTTTTTTGTTTGCAACAATAAAAGCAGTGACCGAAATCACTGCTTATCAGCTGTAGCAAATTCATAAAGTTTTTCTGCTGTGAGAAGGGCCATTTTGTCCATGCTTGTTTTTCCTTTTCTAAGGTCAGAAACAGTAGTCCATGGAACTCCAGCGCCTTGCGAAATAGCAGATGTAGACATCGGGCTGTCTAATAATTCTTGAATAACTTTTCTCATATTATTTGTCCTTTTTATTTTTTAAATAGATATATACATTGATTGCAATTATAAAAATAGCTATTGCACTAACCATTGCTTTTCCTCTTTTCATTTGATAAAATAGAGGTGTGAGGGGCTTTCGCCCCAACCTCTTAGCGTTTACCTTTTTCTTTGACGGGATTTCGGTTTACGCTTTTTGTTTTGCCTTGCGACCGTTATTGCGGTCACTAGACTTGCGATAGCAGTTACTGTTTCAGGGATATTGTCTATTACCTTTTCCAGTAACCTAAGCCAATCTTCTTTGTTCAATTTCATCACCCCCTTTCCTTATCTTGATTATATTATATCACGGTACACCGAGAAAGTCAAGCGTTTTGATAAAGTTTTTTAACTTTTTTTCAAAAAAATAGACCTTGTCCAGAGGTCGGGGAGTTTGTAAACTATTAGAATTAAATTGTAACCTTCTCAACTATGCGGGCAAATCTGGTATAAAAATGAATACGAAGATGAATACGATTTAAAAAAATGACGGAAATCAACGGAAATGATTTTAAAGAAAATATGCAAAAAAACAAACTATTGACAAGCAACGGGAATCAATTGTAAACACAAAATTCTTATACCATAGTTCGTGACAGTTCCTACTTTTTTTGATAAAATCATACAGTATGCCCTTGGGCACAAAGTATGAACTGGGACTGTCTTTCCCAGCTTCGGAGGTAAAA